ACCGACTTTGCTGACGGTACCTGATGGAAAAGTTTCTGACTCGTACTGGACGAGGCGGAGAGAAAACCCTTTCCGGCCCTTCAGGGCCGACTTAGGGAAACTCCGCGACTACACAAGGTAGCACATAGCTTTGCCAAAAGGCCCTGACAGTTTTATCTCTTACCAGGTCACTTTAAAGATACTGGCACGGCTCACTCACCTCTTTGTGTGAGTTTTTTGCCGCACTCTGCCAGCGCTAACCCTTCTACAGGCGCACTGGTGTGACTTTGCTTTGAGACTGCGAGAATATCAACAGATATCTCTAATCTCGGGTAAGCACCCCTCCCATCAGACAGGGGGGTCTTTGTTGGTGTCGACACCTACGGGTAGATGTCGCGTGCCACCGGCAAGCTCGTGGTGAACAAGCGCGGTGTGCACAGGAAGAAGATCGGCTGAAAGTCGACTCCTGCAGCGTAGTAGACGGCCAAGGTAGGCCAGTCCGACGTAGCTGTGGTCGTGGCGTTGGAATTGAATCCAGTCGACACGGTGAACCCGTCGTGGTAAGTGACAGAGTTCTTGGGGTCCATGTTGCGCACTCCTTGGAATGCGGGGTGAAACCTGAACCTGTTGTACTGCGGGATGTTCGCAGAACAGGCTGGCTGCCCTTGGACGTTGGTCAGAGTCATACCAGTCTGACCCGTAGGCACCACTGTTCGTGGCGCCGTGGGGTACCGAATACTCGACCGAGACAGCGCATTGGGCGCTGTTGGCACGTCAGTCACCTGCTCGCTGTTTGGGAAAAGCGAGAGGGAGAGGTTGGGGCTCTGGTACATCCGATTGATCGCAAGATGCGACACATTCGTGACATTGGAGCCCACACCTGACGTGTTGACATGGACTGTGACGCTTCCGCGGTATCCCACGTAGCAGTTGATGGTCCAGTCGATGGGGTGGTTGGGCGTGAAGTTGTACCTCACACCTGCCCCCGCAACCGTTGCGTAGCCAAAACCCAGCGGGTCCCGACCTACACCCACCGGCACACGGGGATAGTGATTGGCTGTGCGAATGAACGCTTGCGTCTGTCCCACCGAAGGCACACCAGCAGGCTGCACGTAAGCCAAAGAGGCTCGGTGAAGCAGCGGGCGTACTGAACTGATGAGCTCACCTGTGGTGATGAGCGACACGTGCTTGTCTACGGTGGGCTTGTCCTGTGAGATGGACTCCTCCTCCGATTGAATCACACCTGTGGGGTCACGCGTTGAGTAGAGTGTGGAGATCTCAGTGGGCACAGACAACATAAAGTCGTCGCCCGCCTTGACGTACACCAACACGTCGATCTGCGGTGACGCGGCAGGTCCTGTCAGAAGGTTCTGCACTCTCATGGTGATGCTCCCGTTATACAGCTCAGAGTCGTACACGTAGCTCGGCGTCGTGCCGTTGCTCTGTGTAGTGGTTGTGATCTCCCGTGTGTTGAGCCACGGTGCCGTAGCGCGGTACGGAACTACCACTTCCACTTCGTCCTCTACTGCAAGATCTACCACCCGCGAAAAGGTGGTTGTCTCAGTATCTGCCGTCGCGGAGATGTCCCCGTTAGGGTCCCACGAGATCAGGACTCGTCCCTTGTGGTACTTCGTCTTGATGAAGCGGAACTTGTACACCAGACTCCCGCGCCAGAGGCGCGCCATCCGTGAGAAATGAGCCACGGGTGGCGTGGTGAAGAATCCTCCACTAGACACACAAGGCGACGGGTGGACGAGTGCTGACCACAGGAGGGTGTCCGGTGCCTGAGAGTTGCTCCAGAGCGAACCCATGAGGAAACTCTCTCGTGTGAGTAAACCGGAAAAGGCGAGAGGATCTTCCTCATCAACCCCGGCAACCTTACTCGAGATCGTCACTTCGTTCTTGGGATCCACACACAGCTTGTCCACAGGCATGCGTGTCTCCACGTTTGCGAAGGCGTGGAACGTCTTGGGCTGCATAGGCTTCACGTCATCTATCAGCGGCGGGTTGGAGTACCCGAACAGTTTAGCAATGCTAGCTACTGCTCGCGCACCCACAGATGTCGCTGTTGCAAAGTCCCCGATGATGGGGGCGTCTGCCAGATGATCGGCCATTTCAGCCACCGCTGTAGCAGGACCACTCACTGTCCCGTGCTCCTCCGACTGCATGGCACCCACCGTAGTGGGTCCCATCACTTCCACGTCTTCCGCCCACGCATAGACAGCGACTGTGATACCGGTCCCCGCAACTCCATTTGCGGAGCGCAGGTTCGCGTACTGCAGGAACTGTAGCACGCCCATCTGCCGGAAGTCGTTGGCTGCTGTGGCCTCCAGCCAGTTACGTGTCCACAGGAAAGGTAAAACCATTTCTGCTGTAGACATATTCTGGGGCTCGAGGTACACACCAGGTGCCTGTGAAAAGGGCACCTGATCAGCCGAGCTGACGTACGTGCTGCGGGCGTCACTGAGTGGGAAGTAGCACGCGCGGAGACTCCCATAGTAAAACGGGGACGCGTTGAGGACGAACTTGAGGTGCAACCTACAAGAGATTTTACCGTAGTTGTCCAGCTTCTTCTTGATCTGTGGAGTGTCGAAGTAGAGGTGCCACGGGAGGATCGCTGTCTGGGTGAAAGTGTTCTCCAACCAGTTGAGAGTAGCAATACGGACCGGGCGACTCAAGTAGTCACCTAGCCCAGCAGTGCTGTCAGCGTCCGCGTCGTAGTTTCCGCCACTCATGTCCCCCAGGTTGATACGCTGAGACAGCGCCTCGTCCTTGAAGACAATGTTTTGTGCCGTGACATTTTCAGCCACGGGCTTGTCAGTTGCAGAGACCTCCTCTGATTGCAACTTTCCGGCTTGTCGCCGAAGAGCTGCGAGGTGGCGCTCTGTCTTGTTTGGCACCTGGAACTTGTCCAAGTACCTCTGCTTTCTTTCTTTGACGCGCTCTTTCTTGTAAGCGCGCCACTCTTCATCTATTCTCTCCTCCGACTGAAGCCGGAGACTGTCGGTACTATCGTCCCAATCGGGACGACTCACGTTTTGATGGCTCCACTGTGGTTGACGCAAGATAACAACCTCAGTTTCTTTGCAAAGTTTGCAGTTTGTGTTTCCGAGAATGGGGCCTGTGTGGTGCGCATTATCCTCATTTGCGCACCAGGCGGGTGATTGTGTGGGTCAACAACACATCGCTAAAAAGCGACTTCGGGGAACGCCCGTGTGGACCTCGCGTGAGTCCCTTCACAGCTAGATTATCAGTCTGTTTGCTGCTAGGTCACTACTCACTTACGGCTACATTTTGGTTTAATGGACCTTATAGCTTAGGCCCACGCGCCCACTCAACAGAGTGGGCAACGTCCGTCGGGGTACACCTCCTTGCTGTTCTCTCGGTAGACTCGAAGAATCTCGTCGAAAGTTGGGAAGGGGCGCTGCTGATATTCCTGCAACATGAGTGCAGGCACTAACTCCTCGAACGCTTGTTTTTTGGCCTCAAAGACCTCACGACCATAGAACCAGTACTCAGCCAGAGCTGTGAACATGATGTCTACGCCGTGCTGCTCAGCACACACTACCTTTGAAGGTACATGCATGGTGAGCATCTTCGCGATGGAGTCGTGCTCCAACTGGGCCACATGGTGGCCTACCTCTGGTTCGTACCGCCACCCACGCTTCAAGAACGTGACTTCGTCAATACCCACAAAAGGCACCGACTCCGTCTCCTTGTCCGCCATGGTGTACACGACGCCAAGTGTGGCAAGGTTCTTGACCAGCACTGTGTGGTCGAAGTTCGTCACGTGCGGGCTGACGCCCATGATGTTGTCGTCCCCATATGTCATGAGGTTGACGTTCGTCTTGAAGTCAGCCAGCGCGTTACCCTCCATGGCCCACGCGTAGCGGACGTAGAGAGCGTTCACGATGCCGTTCACGATCACAGTCAGTGGGTGACCCGAGGGATTAGACCCCCAGAACTCCACCAGATCACCGTTGAAGTCAGTGAGAGGGAATGCCGTGTCATAGGCGATGCCCTCCACGATCCGCATGTCACGCTCTGATCGACCAGCCGCAGCCAGCACAGTGCGAATCACACGGAAGGCCGCAAGAATCCACTGCGCACTCATGCGCTTGTCAAACTTGGAGTAGTCGCCTGCCACGATCCGGTCTTTACCGAACTCGGTCAGGTAGTGGTAGATCTGATCCCACTCCACTGACGTGGCGTTGGTGCCAGGTGCTGACTCAAAGATGTACTTGTTGTTCTGAACAACGCGTACAAATGAGAGTAGGTGCTTGCGCACCACAAAGCACCATTCGGCAGGTCCTCCAGAGAAGACACGCGTGCGTTGACTCTCCACCTTGGACAACTTCAGAGCTTCGTCCTTCAAGTGTCCTGTGTAGACCGGCATGTACCGGACTCCTCGCTCGTAACAGTCTACGATCTCGTCTACGCGCTCGTAGAACTTGTCGTGAAACTCCACGTAGTCGTCCCACACATCCACCTTGCCTTTGTTGACGAGGTAGTGGATCTTCTTCTTGTGGTACGGGAAACCCATCGAGGTGTTCCGATTCATCTTGTCGACAAACTTCGTACCTGGGTACCCGTTGAGCGTGGTGGCGTTGTCGAACACTGTCAACTCCGCCAACTGAGAAGCATCTAGACGCTGCAAGATGTCCTGTGCAAACGCCTCGGCACAATCATCAAGCAACGATTGGCGCACAGTGAACTGCTGCTCCACCACATCAGTGGCGGCATGACGCCACGGTGCCCAGCCTCGCATCACTGGCGGGGCCGTCTTGATCTCATAACCCATCTCCTCGCAAGCATCTGCCAGGATGGTTTTGCTCACCTTGGACTTGTGCGTGGAGCGGAATCCCGGAAGGGACCCATACACGCTCCCTACACCCTTCTCAATGTATCGAAACACACTCTTGTGGTGCAGAGGTTGGAGGGGGATTTCTGCCCCCTCACTCGTCGTGAGGTCTGGCTTTCCAGCCTGAATGAGAGGCTGAGCGAAGTGGTCAAGGGCACTTTGGACGTCCTCCTTGGTGAGGGCCACTGAAGACACCTTACGCAAGAGTCCACCCGTCTGGTGTAGACCCAAAATCATGGGGCCACTGGGTGTCAGACCAAGCATCACTGAACCACACATTCCCTTTTGTGTGTTCCGGTCAACGCCCGATTCCCACGACGCGAACGAACTATCAAGCTCGCGCACGTAGTGAGCCTCGGCGTACCGGATCCCTGTCAGGGTGTGGGTCTGCTCTTCTCCCTGCTCATCGCGTGAGCAAAGAGCACCTGGACACACTGTGCGGAACCCCTGTCCCGGTATCAAATTAATGAGGTTGGGGAGAGGGGGCGTGCATCCGATGCGGAAGAACACCAGGTCCTTCTCAGGCAGACGAAATGTATCATCCTTGCCCAGGAAGAACGAGAAGTTGCGTGACACACCTCCAGAAGTTCGGTGTGTGACCACGTCCAGTGTGACATCGCGCTCAGGAATGTTGTGGTTGTTCGTGACGTACAGATTTCCGCCCAGTCCAAACAGTCGGATCTCTCGGCTCTTGGGCCCTTCTCGCTCGTACCTCGCTACTGCGTAAAAGCAGTTGCGGAATACTTTGGTAGCGACCTGTTCCAC